ACACATACACATTAATTAAATGGCTGCAATCTCATTACAAAGAGAAACAACCAATAAGTGGCAAGAGTTATGTGAGTGGGTAACAAGTACAGACAACCGCATTTATGTTGGTTGGTTCGGTGTGCTTATGATCCCCGCATTACTTACAGCTACAACTTGTTTTATTATCGCCTTTATAGCTGCTCCTCCTGTTGACATAGACGGGATACGTGAACCAGTTTCTGGCTCTCTTCTCTATGGAAACAACATTATCTCAGGGGCAGTTGTCCCGTCATCAAACGCAATCGGACTCCACTTCTACCCAATCTGGGAAGCAGCAACTTTGGATGAATGGTTGTACAACGGTGGCCCATACCAACTTGTCATCTTTCACTTCCTTATCGGTGCAGCATCTTACATGGGACGCCAATGGGAACTTAGTTATAGACTAGGAATGAGACCTTGGATCTGCGTTGCTTACTCAGCTCCAGTATCAGCTGCATTAGCAGTATTCCTTGTATACCCTTTTGGACAGGGGAGCTTCAGTGATGGCATGCCTCTTGGTATCTCTGGTACTTTTAACTTTATGTTCGTCTTCCAAGCAGAACACAATATTCTTATGCACCCGTTCCATATGCTCGGTGTTGCTGGGGTATTCGGTGGAGCTCTTTTCGCTGCTATGCACGGAAGTTTGGTTACTTCCTCAATCCTTAAGGAAACAACAGAAGAAGTATCTCAGAACTACGGCTATAAGTTTGGTCAAGAAGACGAGACTTATAACATCGTAGCTGCACACGGTTACTTTGGTAGACTTATATTTCAATATGCTTCTTTCAATAATTCTCGTGCTTTACATTTCTTTCTTGGTGCTTGGCCCGTGGTTGGCATATGGCTCACAAGTATGGGAATCTGCACAATGGCTTTCAACCTTAATGGCTTTAACTTTAACCAGTCAATAGTTGACACTAATGGTAAAGTTATTCCTACATGGGCTGATGTTGTCAATAGACAGAACCTTGGAATGGAAGTTATGCATGAAAGAAATGCACACAACTTCCCACTAGACCTAGCGTCTGCTGAATCTACTTCTGTAGCTCTTACAGCTCCTGCACTAGGCTAATAGTCACGTCCGTTCATCCTTCGGGACGCATGAAACCTAAGCATGGAACGGGGCTTAGGTAGATGGAGATTACCATGAAAGTAACTTTCGTTTATCGTGGCATCACTTACACAAAATTTGTTAAGTAAGTGAAACGGGGGGGAGCACCTCAGAGTCGGACTCCCCTCTAATTGGTAAAAGCCTCTACGGAGACACCTTTTGCCGTCTGGACGGTAGGGATAGACCTACAAACAGCTTGAGTCTTAGCTGATACATTTAAGATTCCAACAATTCTAGATCTAGAGACGATAACTAATACCCTACAAATAAATGGCACAACAGTCAACAAATAATCCTAGCTCACAAACCTTTCTGGGTAGGATAAATACTGCGACTAACGCTACAAATAATAGAGATTTGTATCTTAAATTATTTTCGGGCGAGATGTTTACTGGCTTCCAAAGGGAGACCATAGCTAGAGATCTTGTTATGAAGCGTACACTTACCAACGGTAAGAGTTTGCAGTTCATCTATACTGGACGCACAAGTGCGGAATACCACACTCCTGGCAACAGTATATTAGGAAACTCTGACAAAACTCCTCCAATAGCGGAGAAGACAATTACAGTTGATGATCTACTCATCAGTTCTGCATTTGTTTATGAGTTAGATGAGACACTAGCACACTATGAAATGAGAGGAGAAATTTCCAAGAAGATTGGATATGCTCTTGCTCAAAAGTATGATAGACTTATCTTCAGAGCTATTGCTAAAGGTGCTAGACAGGCTAGCCCAGTATCCCTAACCTCTTTCGTAGAGCCAGGTGGTACACAAATCCAAGTTGGTGCAGGTTCTAACGCTGACGATGCTCTTGATGATGATAAACTTGTAACAGCATTTTATGATGCTGCAGCAGCTTTAGATGAAAAAGGCGTATCTGATGACGGAAGAGTAGCTGTACTTAACCCACGTCAGTACTATTCACTTATAAAAGGAGCAGGTACTAACGGGTTAATTAACAGAGACGTACAAGGTACATCTTTACAAAGCGGAAATGGTGTAATTGAGATTGCAGGTATTCAAATCTACAAGTCAATGAACGCTCCATTCTTCTCTAAGTATGGTACTAAGTATGCTCCATCTTCTGGTGCAGCAGCTGGCACTGACCTTGATACAATAGATCCTGGAAATACAGGTTCATTCGTATCTGAAGGTATCGAAACAGCTAATACAGCAACAGGCAACAACTACGGAGCTCGTCAAAACTACGGTGCTGCCTCTAACTTTGCAAACACATGTGGCTTAATCTTCCAAAGAGAAGCAGCAGGTGTTGTAGAAACAATAGGGCCACAGGTTCAAGTAACAAGTGGTGATGTTTCAGTTGTTTACCAAGGCGATGTCATCCTAGGAAGACTAGCTATGGGAGCAGATTACGTTAATCCTGCAGCTTGTGTAGAATTGTTCGCTGGAACAACTACAAAGCCAGCAGCTTTCTCATAATTATTCATTTATATGGGGACTTCGTGTCCCCCTTTTTTATATGGCACAAATATCTTACGGAGTGTCTACCGAACTAGATGCTGTAAATTCAATCCTGATGAGCGTTGGAGAGACCCCAGTTAATACATTAACGGTGCAAAGCCCCGAAGTGGCTATAGCACAAAAGACTCTAAGGCAAGTCTGCCGTGAGATACAAGCTGAGGGATGGTCATACAACACAGAGAACGAATATCCAATAGACCTCGACACAAACAACCAATGTATTATACCTAACAATGTACTACAATTAGACCTTAACATCTTTCAACATGGTAAAGACTATGATGTTGTTAGGCGTAGTGATAATGGTGTACTAAAAGTATACGATAAAAAAGGTCATACATTTACATTCCAAAATTGCAGTAAATTATATTTCGACATTGTTTGGATGGTAGACTTTGAAGATTTACCACAAGCATTTAAGGACTACATTACCACCAGAGCTTCCAGAATCGCCTCTAACCGTATGGTAAACAGTCAGCCATCTGCTAAGTTATTAGAGACAGATGAAGCTGCTGCGAGGGCTTTAGCGGTAGAGTACGAAATGAAACAATCAGATCATAATATATTTAACGACTATCAGTATCAACAAGATGCTAATACCGTATACAAACCATTCAAAGTATTAAGAAGGATGTAATGGCAGCAATCAACCAACGTATTCCAAACTTTCTAGGGGGTGTATCTCAACAGCCAGATAAGATAAAATTTCCAGGACAGTTAAGAGTATGTGATAACGCTGTTCCAGATGTTACATTTGGTTTGAAGAAACGTCCTCCTGCAGAGTTTGTAGGAACTCTTACTAATGCTACTGCTAGTGGTCATTGGTATGATATTATAAGAGATGGAGATGAAAAATATATAGTACAAATTACACCATCTAACAGTGGTGGTATGCCTATAAGAGTATGGGATCTTGCAGATGGTACTGAAAAATCTTTGACAAATTCTAGCGGGGATTCGTTATTTACGTATTTAGCTGGAGCTACATCAGCCTATTCAGTTACTACAATTCAAGACTATACTATTATAGCTAACCCAAATAAGACTGTAGGTAAAACTACTGCAACCACAAGTGCCCCTCTTTTAAATGGAGACTACTCATATGCAAGGCTTGATACCGTTGCTTATAATACTGAATATATATTATATAGTGGTACAGCTCCCTCACCCAACACTTTCTATAGGGTTACTTCTGTAAAGGTAGATAGGATGTCTGGAGGTAGTGCTCAAGGGCCAACCTTTAATGACACTAATGAAAACCAATCTAAAGCAGGTACACTAACTTGGTCATTTACTGGAGGTAGTGCAGTTACTACAACTGGTGCTCAAGTAGGTGGTACAAATATTACAGAAAATATTGAAGGAAGTTTACAAGTAAATGGAAACTCTTACATTGCTAATAATACTCCTAACTATGATGGAAGCGGTACTGCGTCTTCTAATTTTTTAGGATACACACAAGACTATGATGTACGGTACACAGCTACAGTTGCGTTAAAAGATGGTGGTTTAATTAAGACTACAAACCAATCTACAGCTGAAGGTTTATTTATAGACATATCATTAGAAGGTGAAACTTACAGAGTATCAGTTGAAGCTGTTGAACCAGTAACAACCTATCAAGATGTTTCTGGTATAGCTTATTTTAAAACACCAAAGAATCCAACTAATGGAGCTATATCTATGGCTACTATTCTTACTGGATTAAAAACTGCTGTTAATAGTTCTTTAGCTAACGTGACTGCTGAAGTTATAGGTAGTGGTTTATTTCTCAATGGTACAGCTGCAGATGGTGTAAACTTTCTTGGTGGTGCTGTAAACGAAAACATGAGTGTCATAGGTCAGAAGGCACAGGATATTAGTAGACTACCAGCTATGTGTAAACAAGGCTATGTAGCTCAAATATCTAACACTGCTGATTTAGATACTGATGATTACTATGTAAAATTTGAAGCAGATAATGGTACGTCTGGAGCTGGTAGTTGGGAAGAAACTGTAAGGCCACACAATTTTGATGGCTCAGGTAGTGACCCAATGTTAAAAGGTCTAGACCCCGCAACAATGCCACATGCTCTTATCAATAATCGTAATGGTACATTTACCTTTATAAAATTAGATGAGACTACTGCTAAT